GCAAGGCTTGAGCCACAAGAGATTCAAGCGTTGTTGCAGCTTTACACCGCTGGCACGGTGACACAGGAAACGTTATTGCTGCAGCTTGAAGCGGGCGAAGTGCTTGGTGATGATTTTGATGTTGAAGCCGAGCTTGAAGCAACGCAGGCTGGTGGATTAATGGAAACACCGCAGCCAGTTCCACAGCAGGAAGTCACAATGCCTGAAGGAAAACCGGAGGCAACCGATGGGGTGGCTTGATGATTTGCGTAGGCCAAAAGCAGAACAACCATCAAGTCGGGATTTCTTTTATTCGCATGACAGGCTTGCTAATCAGTATTTTGCAGTCATCAGACTGACGTGGTATTTGGACGGCAAGGTTTGCGCCGTAACCGAAAGCAGTATTGCGACTTATGACAAAGATGTCGTGGCGGAATTTACGTCAATCTTGGATAACGCGTTAAAGCTTGGTGCTGATGCCGCTGTCGTTTGCATTGAAGAACCTCAAGCCCTTGGCATTCATGAAAAATGAGTACACCTGCCGAGCTTTACCGCAATGCAATTGATCTCAACCGCTATAGCAACAGCGTCGCTAAGCGGATCATCGTTTCATACAACGATCTACTTGTGGATACTGCTCAGCGCCTTGCTGGGCTGGACGCTGTTTCTGCGCCTGCAAAAGCTGCACGGTTAAGGGCCACACTTGGCCAGCTAAAAACATCACTGAATGCTTGGGCGTCAAACAGCACAGCATTGTCTGTGAGAGAGCTGGAAGAATTAGCAGGCGTTCAAGCTGGCTTTGTTGAACGCGAGTTAAGAGAAGTCATACCGCCTGAATTTCGTGATCAAGTTCGATCGGTTGAAATCAGCCCGCGTTTTGCTGAGGCTGTAGCAACAGCAGATCCAACGCAACAGGGGATCGTCTCACTTAGCGACGATTTAGAGGCTGCCGTAAAAGGGGCCAAAGATGTGGTCAGGGTCACGGTTGCTGATGGGGTGACGATGACGCTGCCTAATGGTCAGGTCTTAAAGAACTCGTTTGCAAATATGGCCGAAAAGGAGGCCGCGTTTTTTGGCCAAGCAGTTCGCAATGGATTTTTGACGGGTGAGTCAACGGACTCAATCATTAGAAGGCTCAAAGGTCGTTTGGTTGAAGGAGATGCTGGGCCTATTTCGCAGATCCTTCGTGCTGGTGGCGAATCAACTGTTCGCGCCAACAATCAAATTCGCACGTTGGTCCGCACCAGTGTGAATCAAGTGGCCAACGCAGCGAGCATGAAAGCTTATGAAGCCAACCAAGACATCACGAAAAAATATCGATACACAGCAACTCTGGATAGCAGGACTTCTCCAATCTGCAGAGCCTTGGATGGTACGGAGCATCTTTACGGCAAAGGCCCAATCCCACCGCAGCACTTCAACTGCAGATCAACCACAGTTCCGATCGTTGATTATGAAGGGCTTGGATTTGATCCACCACCACCAAGCAAATTAGGCAGGCCAGGTGGGGACAAAAACATTCCAGATGGCGAGAACTATGGCCCATGGCTGAAGCGTCAGCCGAAAGCTGTGCAGGAAAAAGTGCTTGGGGATAAAGGCCAGGTCGGTTACTTCAACGCGTTGTCGCGCAAATACGGTCCTGATGGAGCTATCAGGCGTTTTGTGCGTGAGGACGGATCAGAGAAAACAATTGAAGATTTGAAAAGGGCTTATGGCGATCCGTCGAAGATCAAAGCAAAGCCAAAAGCCAAGCCCAAACCAAAGGTTGCACCTAAACCCAAACCACAGCCTGCTCCTAAGCCTCAAACAACTAAACAGCTTCAGGCACAGCTTGACGAAGCTAAGAAAAATACTGCCAAAGCAAAAGCAGCGGCTGACACGGCCAAAGCAAAAGCTAAAAACTTAGAACAAGAACTAAAAGAGACACTGAAACCGCAAGCGAGCGCACCTTTGGCTGCTTCTGAAAAACGCTTGGCAACATTGCAAACTGAACTAAAAAATCTCACGCCAGAGTTAGTCAAAGCTAAACCATCCAAAGACGCATTAATCAAATACAAGAAAGTTTCCGCAGAGCTACAAGAGCTAAAAGCAAAAGTACAAGCTAATGCCAGCATAAAAGCATCTAAAGAAGGCCGGGTTAAATATCAAGAGGTCTTGAAAAAACAAGCCAGAATTAACAAGCTAACCAAAGCTCCTCGGAGAGAACTTGAAGCATGGTCTGGCAATGACTTCCGCAAAATGCGTGCGGAACAGTTCAAGATGGCCAAAGAGCAAGGCGTCGGGCTTAACTACTACGAAGATTTTCAGGTGTCTGTTTATGAAAAGACACCAAAAGGGCTAAGGAATAAGATTGCCAAGATGGAAGGCTATTTAGAAGGCGGTCCTAAATATGAAGGCGTAGTTAAACGCGGAATGAATATAGACAACAACAAATTAGAGCAGCTTGTCAAAGGAATCGAGTCAGGCAACGAGACCTTGGCGATGGAAAGCTGGACCAAGAATCCAAAGTTGAAGCGAGAGTTCCTCACTGGCAATAACAATGAAGTCATTTTGTCAATGAAGAACAAACGCGGCGTTGACATTTCAGGCGACGTGTTGGCCAAGTTCAAGGATGAAGGCGAGGTCTTGCAACCCGCTGGTGCCAAGTACAGAATCAAGAGCCAGAGGAAAGAGGAGATCAGCGAATACAAGACTTCCCAAGGGGTGTATCGTTGGTTTATTGAAGTGGAACAGCTTTGATGGCTGAAGAGTCACGCGAAGACAGGTTTGGCTTATCTCTTGAGATGGGCAAAGTCGATCCTGACTTCATGCCGGAGCTGACAGGCGAGGATCCAAATTTTATGGAGAAGTTCGCGGCAGCAAACGGCATCAAGTTTGTTGACGACACAAAAAGACCTAAGAAGCCTGCTACCGATTAAACGGTCTTGCTACAAGGGCTAACCTAGAATCAGCTCAGACGCCTAAATTCCAGTGGTTAAGCTCCACAGTAGATTTCAGCTCACGCTTCCGGGCGAAGAGAAGAAGGCCAAGCCTGCAGCAAAAAAAGCTGTGGCCAAGAAAACAGAAGCTAAGGAAGAATCCTGATGCCTAGCTATTCCGGCCCAAAGAAGCCTCAGAAGCCTGCCCCTAAGAAGAAAAAAGGAGGCAAGAAAAAGTGAAGAAAGGTTCTCGCGTTAGCTGGGTTTACCAGGGCAAGCGGACTTTTGGCGTTGTTACCGGCAGCGGTGGCAAGCGTGCATCAGTCAAGGGGCCAAGCGGCGGAACAATTACTCGTGTTGGCACTGATGCTGATCCCGTTGTGCGGATCAAATCAGAAAGCACTGGCAATCCTGTCCTGAAACGTCGTTCTCAATTGAAGGCGGCACCAAAAGGCAAATGACTATTGAGCGTGGTGGCCATACATTTTCGGGCTACGACAAGCCGATTAAGACGCCGGGTCATTCGAGCGGCAAGTCTCACGCTGTTGTCATTAAAGACAAAGGCAAAGACAGGCTTATCAGGTTTGGGATGCAGGGCGCAAAAACAAAGCCCCCGCGCAAGGGTGAATCAGCGGCGGATAAAGCAAAGCGTGCGTCTTTTAAAGCGCGTCATGCGAAAAATATTGCCAAAGGGAAAACAAGTGCCGCATATTGGGCAGACAAAGTAAAGTGGTAATGCAATTTAGCCTGTGGCTAATTCATGTCCGAAGAACAAACTGCTCCTGTGGAGCAATCTGTTGACACCAGCGAATTGAAAACAGAACTCGAATCAATGAGGCGTAAAAACGCTGAATTGCTGGATGAGTACAAAAAAGCAAAAGCTCAAGCAAAGGCTGTGCCTGATGGCGTTGATGTTCAGGAGCTACTGGATTTCAAAGCTAAGGCGGAACAAGCAGACCTGGAGAAACAAGGCAAGTACGGCGAAGCCCGACAAGCTTTGGAGCAACAGTTCCGTGAGGCGACGGCGGAGAAGGACAAGCGCATTTCTGAACTTGAGGCGCGTGTTCGTGAGCTGGAGTTGATCACGCCTGCTGTTAGTGCTTTGGCTGATGTTGTTCATGACCCTGACTTGATTTTAAAAACCAAGTTGACGAGTGAACAAATCGAGCGTGAGGCTGATGGCACCGTCGTTGTTGTTGATGGCTATCAACGAACGCCTGTTAGTGAATGGGCCAAGACTTTGCCAGCCTGGATGCAAAAGCAACCCAAGCCGCAAGGTAGTGGCGCACCATCTGGGCGTGCATCAAGTGATTCTGTTGCTGGGGTCAAAAATCCATTCAGCAAAGAAACGTTCAACCTCACAGAACAATCACGGTTATTTAAAACTGATCGTGACATGTATGAAAGGTTGAAAAACGCAGCTAACCGTTAGTATGTGACCTAACGGCAAAGCTGTGCTGCGCCTAAGGGCTGTGCCCATCCCGTAAACATTTCTTTTTCTGACAGATGGCGACTCTTAGGAGCGACATCATCATCCCAGAAATTTTCACTCCGTATTTGATTGAGGAGACCACTAAGCGTGACGCCTTTTTGGCTAGCGGCGTAGTGCAACCCATGGCGGAGTTGAACGCAACTGAGGATGGTGGCGACTACATCAACGTCCCCTTTTACGCTGCAAATCTGGCGTCAACTTTTGAAGTTCTGACCGACAGTTCTTCATTGACCCCAGGCAAGATCACTGCCGACAAACAGCGTGCTGCTGTAGTTCACAGAGGCAATGCGTTTGAATCGCGGGATCTCGCTGCGATGGCTGCTGGTTCTGACCCGATGGCTGCTATCGGTCAAAAACTTGCTAGTTACATTGCCAATGAGCGTCAAAAGGACTTGCTGTCCTGCTGCGCTGGCGTTTTTGGTGCCGTAGGCGACACCAGCGGCGCCGCCTTTGCTGGCTTGGCAGTTGACGGCGGAAGCGGCGACACGCCGACTGAACTTGGCCCTCGTCAAATTGTGAAAGCAAAATCACTTTTGGGCGACCAAGGTGAAAAGCTTTCCACGATTGTGCTTCACCCCAATGTCTATTATTCGTTGATGGAACGTCGGGCAATCGACTTCATCTACGACGATAACGGTGCTGCTGACACTGCAGCTAGCCAAGGTTCGACTGCAAACGCATTCGGCCAGGTGCAAGTGCCCACATTCATGGGGCTTCGAGTTCTCGTCTCATCGGATGTGCAGACCGCTGGGTCTGGTTCATCGACTGAGTACGCAAGTTATTTGTTTACGCCCGGAGCTTTTGGCTCTGGCGAACAGATGGCGCTTCGCACCGAGCGAGACCGGGACATCCTGGCCAAATCCGATGCTCTCAGCTTCGACCTTCACTACGTCTATCACCCGATGGGCACAAGGTTTGCTGAGGTTCCAAACCCAACTCCTGCACAACTGTCAACAGTTGGCAATTGGACGAAGGTTTACGAAACCAATAACATTGGTATCGCTCGGATTACTTCCACTTCTAACCTTGATTGAGGGAGTAATTAACCATGGCATCCATTTTTGAGGCAACAGCGGGCAAACTTATTGGCCCGACAACTGGCGGTACTGTCACCCAGGCCACCAGCAAAGCAACAGGTGTGACCCTGAACGCAGCTTCAGGTCAAATCACCCTTGACGATGCAGCTCTAGCGGCTGCCGCTGAAGTGACCTTCGTGGTTACGAACAGCGAGATCAGCGCCACTGACGTAGTGGTGGTGAATCACAGTTCTGCTGGTACTGCTGGCGCTTACTTGGCGCAAGCAACCAACATCGCTGCTGGTTCATTCAAGATCACCGTTGCGAACCTGTCTGCAGGTTCACTGGGAGAGGCAATTGTCCTTTCCTTTGTAGCTCTGAAGGGCGCAAGCTCCTGATGGGTTTATTCGCTTTCAGGCGAATGAAGGAACGCGAGGCTGCTGCGCAAGCGGCGGCCTTAGCCCCTGAAAAGCCAAAATCAAAGACTTCTAACGTGAAGCCCGATGGCAGTATCAATCGACGCAACAGCGGGCGGAGCAAGCGCCAACAGCTACATCACGCTGGCTGAGGCTGATGC